CTACGATGTTGTCTTCAGTACAGCCTCGTACCTCTCCAAAGTTGTTACCCGTGAGGGTAACTTCCGAGAAAGAGGTAATCTAGGTTCTAAACCTAGAGCCTCAGGTATTGACGACAAACCCTCTACAATAGAGGAAACTGCTTCCCAACGGGAAAACAGTGTTTGTTGCAATACAAACTTTACCTTCTCGTCGAAGGTAGAGATTGTTTCTGAGATCTCTTGTTCAGAAATAGTCTCAACCAGTTCACTCGAATAAATATTCGAATGAACTCTCCGTCTCAGTCCCATAAGGGAATTGAGAACAGATTTCTCTGGGTTCCAAAACGGAGAACTCATTGTACGACAAATTGCCATTTCCAAGTTATCACCTGGTAATGACATATTGAGTCCAATGGGTTCCATCAAGTTCTTGACTGCGTCAAAAACTTTTCGTTGTCGGGACCTAAGAAGGAGTCGACTACGGGGACCTAGTGCCCTACAAAGATCAAGAAAATTATCATCAGATAATTCTCTCCACTTCATTTGGGGATAAACCCCTTTTGATGTGATGATCTTGCCGGCAAATTCTGCAATCCTTTCAGATTGAAGAGTTTTGTCAGCAGAGTAGGGACAACCTATTTGGTCCAATGTTCTCATGTAAGAGGTGGCAAGTTGTTCATCCAAGATGACAACATCATCACCAACTACATAGAACTCTCCGTTCCATTTCTTCCTAAGAAGAGATTTTAGTAATAAACCGTGTGAAATAGTGAAGGCAGCAAAACTTGGATACATTCCAAGAGGCTGACCACGATTCCAACGGATATAACTAGAATCCGGAAGTTTCCAAAGACCTTGACACAAATCAACCCAAAGGTTGATATAGTCTTGATCTTGGTCACTAAACAATGGACGGATACAAGCTACTTGAATTTCCAAAGGGAAATAATCAGTAGCAGAGGACAAGTCTACAGAATAGACTTTATTGCCTTTCTCAAGGGCAATACGAATAGGTTCAAAGGCAGCAGATTGATCATGGGTACAATCCCATGGCAATCTTCGAGCAACCCGGTATAACTCATTACCAAAAGGTTTCAAAGCCTCTTGGAAGAGTCTAAATGGAGAAGCAACGCTTCTCAATTTACCACCAGGTTCTTGAAGAAATGCTACCTTACCAACATGGGGTACAACAGAAAATTGTGATGAATTAAGACTGGATAACCAGGCCTTACGGCCAGATAATCCTTTCAAAATTGCATCAAAGATTCTGCGGTACTTACCATACAAAAACATACCATCTTCAGTATTAAAGTAATGGAGTTCATCCATTACATTTAAATTCTGAAAGGTACTTTTCTGACCAAAGAGACGAGGGGACTTCTTTTCAGAAGAACCTTCATATCCAATGATCGGATCAGGTACAGGTAAGTTTTTGATAGAAGCAAATCTCTTTGCTTCCTTGGTAAGACTTCTAATTAGTAATTCACTAATTAGAGTGGGTTGTGCACTGACCGCTGAAATGAATTTTTCTAATTGTTTTTTCGTAACCTGTTGAAAACACATTACTGTGTATATCATCAGAATCTGAATAACAATTTTGAAATTCTTTTCAGACTTATCTGCCCAACGGAAGAGACCACCAATAGGGCCAGATACATCAGCACTTCGATTCTTACGAATCCAAGTAAGCGGAGGTAATCCTGCCTTGCGGCGGAAAAGGTCTACTTTTAGACTTTTCAATCTAGAAATAGTCCACTCTTCACCGTTGTGATTCCTCCATGCAAATATGAGATCCAAATAAGGATTCATATAGCATTTAGGAATACCTAGTACTGAAAGACGAAATCGTAGTTTCTCCTGATTGAGTCCACCAAAAGTGGGCATGTCCGTACTCCTATTAAAGGATTCGCGACCAATCAGGAGGGAGACGATCCCTCCTTTCAGCCCCAGTTGAGTCCGATCGAACGTCAGGAACAGTCTTTCTGGGATCTACTAAGAATGCTAGTAAGTAAGGAAAGAGCCAAAGAAGCTCTCCAACCATCTGTATTAGCCAGAATACTAAGGACACGTTTGAAACAGTCCATGGTGCTATGATAAGCTTCTACAGGTTTACTAGCCAATTTAAGCTCACAGTTTTCACAAGAGCTTACTTCATTTGGAGTGGAAGTACAGATTGTATTAATACTGGCAATGCCAGTCACAATACTTTCCAATTCCATTCGAAGTGAATCCTTCTTAGGGGATTCAGGCAGGCGGTCAAGCTGATTTAGCTGATCTTTTGCCCAAAGGACTTCATCCAAATCGGTCTTAATTTTCTTGGCTCGTTCAGAAAGATAATGAGACCTTTCTTGGTTATCAAACCTCCTTTGCTGACGTTCTTTCATATATCCCTCCAGTCTGTTCTCT